ATGAGCAAATTATCAACCCCAAGCGTTTTAGCCTTTGAGCGTAATTTGGATATTTCTGATGCGATTTTTGCGCAAAAAGACAGTAAAAATGACAAAGATGCGCCTGTGCCTTTGCGTATTCGAGAAAAATCCGTGCGAGGCACGATCTCTAATCGCTTAAAAAATACGATTACTAATGATCCTGCAAAACTTGATGCAGAAACGGAAAAAGCCAATTTACAACGTGTGGATGTGGCGACCCTAGATGATGACAAAGATACCTTAGTGGCGACATTTAGTGTCAAAGTGCTACCTTTTACGGGGCGCCCAAATGTGTGTAATGATCAAGACTATCAACACCAAGTTATGACAACTGTCGCGCAATATTTATCTGAACAAGGTATGGATGAATTGGCTAAGCGTTATGCGACCAATATCGCCAATGCACGTTGGTTATGGCGTAATCGTATGGGCGCAGAAAAAATTAAAATAGAAGTCACATGCGGTGAAAACACCCTCCATTGTAGCCAGCCGCGAAATTTGAGAAACGCAACCGCTTAAAGTGAGAAATCATTTTTTCCCATTTTAAGCGGTTTTTTATTGTTTTGCTAAAATGCCACGGTCTAGCTAGACGTTGTGGCACATGGCTATATGCAGGATTTCTCTGCGTAGCTGATACAGTGAGTAGTGCGAATGCTCGCTGTATCGCCACTTCTAGCTGACATCAAACAATATCTAGCGCACTCTCGCAATCAGCATAGAATGAACCATTACTATTGTGCCAGTGAACAGCAGGTAACTCGTCATCAATATACTCAACAACGAGTAATTTGCCGAAATCGCTAATAAACACGATTTCTGCATCATTTCCATTTCGTAGTTTAACTTTTTGTCCTTTTTCCATTTTTACCCCTTTTTAAATATTGCTGATAATGCATTTGGGCTGAATACATGCGTTCCATCGTCATGCTAACTTCTTTGTCTTTGTTAAAATCAACACGATACTCTCCCCCGTCCTAAGCTCCGACGGTATAGTACCTTGTATGTGAATTTTGGTTTGTTTTTCACTCTGCAAAAACGCCACTCTCTCCACCGCAAGCTTATGCTCTTGGTCATTGTGCGGATAAATCAAGCTCCAACCTTGCTCGCTATCTTGTGTGTGCTCTTTTATCCCTGAAACAGGAAGACCCTCAATGATTAACATATTCCCGACTATCTTGTTAATCACTAAAGCCACACGGACTAAGTTAATTTTCATTTCACTTAAATCTTGTTTATAGCACACTACACCTTCTCCCACTTCCGCCATATCAATATCACCATCAACATCTCGATAAAACAAGCTTCGCTTTCTAATCGGCTGTTGAATATTATGATACCCTCTCGATTTTTCAATAAAGTGCTTCGGATAGCGCACCACAAAACGTAAATAATCAAAAACTTGGTTTTCCGTATCATTTCCTGAAGTGATTAACACCCTTACATAGCGCACCTGCTCAGAGATAATCGTAAAATTAGCATGACTCACATTGCGGTCCATCTTGTATTTGTTTCCATCGACTTTGAGTTGTCCTGATTTTATATGACTATCTAACGCTGTAGTAATCGGTGCTTTGTTTTCATCAAACAATTCCACTCCTAAGCGGAAGTGCGATGCATCTGAACTTAAATCAAACATCGTTCCGATTCTTACGTGTATGAATTGGCTTTGTTTATAGACTTCAGCGTAATTTTGCAACAGTTTAAAACTACCACTAATAAGCTGCTTAATACCATTCACCCCTTCAATATCGGTTGTGTATTTCATGGGAAAGGTCGCTTTATTGAGCGTTGAGACAAAAGATGTCGTCTGTGATAAGGCAAATAAACACGCTTCATCTGAATAAGTTTCTTGTATATGACTCACAACATTGTCTACTCCCTTATCCGTCACCTTCACCATGTCGTAATGCACACCGTAGGGGGTATTTGTGAATTCTGGACTTGATACCCAGCTCGCAATGATTCTGTTTGAAAAGGCGTTTTCCGAAAACGAAATCGTTAATAACTCATCCGGATTTTTCGGATTACGCTCAAAACGCGCATCCTCAATTGTGTTGCTTGAGCCATTTTCAATATTTATCGTTTGCCCTCCCTCCAAACAACCTCGTCTAATTAAATTATGATTATGGCGATACTCACCATCAATGAGTATACCTGCCCGGAAGCCCGCTTTTAATGCTCTAAAGCGTTGTGCATTAATGACATTTTCATTTACCCAACCCCGCCCTTTGCCTGTAATGTGTAAAGTAGATAACACATCAATATCAAATCGATTATAACCCGTTGAAGAAACCTCCACGCCTTTAAAATCAACTTGTTGCTCATTTTGCTCTGTTGTTGCGTAAATCTGAACACAGCCCGTTTCTCCAATCTTTAAATTGGTCGATTTTAAACCCGCTAAGCATATCGCGGGAGCATCCTCTGTCGGCTCTAACCACATGACCAAATTAATAAAATTGTTGTGCGATTGCGTGAGTGTTATCGCATTTTCTGCCCAAGTAATAATGGGTTTACTTTTGTTCTCTGGGGTCATTTTTGCATAAAGCTTACCGTTTAATTCAATCCCCCCAACACCCGAGAGAAATAATGACTTATTGATGAAATAAGTGGACGCTTCAGACGTAATTATCTTCTTGTGCTCACCCGCATATTTAAACGCATTTTCAAACGCGATTGTCGCGTCTTCATCTGATTTTGCGCCAAAATCAACCACATCCACACGATCATCAAATATCCGTTTCCAGCGTGCTGTATTGTTCAACACAACAAAACAACTTCCTCCATCATCTGCTGTCGTTAAATCTTGCAAATCCGCCACAAACTCACCACCGCCTGTTGTGCTGCCTTCATAGTACGCATCCACCAAAATACGCTGTCCATGTTTACTAGGAACGACTTTGCGTAACATCTCTACTGATTTACAACGACCAACATGTTTATAGCCATCCGCATTAGCGAGGGATGAAAATCGATTTTCTACAATATCACGTACCTTTTTAACAGCATAACTCGTCGCAATAGTGTCTGAACTTGAGCTGTTATAAGCATCTGATTTCTTGCTGTTTGGAATATAGTTATTTAGCGTACTTCTCACAGCAATCACTAACGCTTTAACAACATTCACTGCTTTCGGTGTTGCGGCTTTATCTTCCGAATCTGAATCAGTGCTTGAGTCGAGTTGAACAAGCCCTTTTTGTTCTGCTGACGCATCTTGTGCGATATAGCGTTTTTCAATTTCTTTTTTGAGATATTTTGTGCGATTTGCTAATTGTTTGATGGGTTTATTCGTAATACCGTCCTCACCACCGTGAACAGGGTCATTTTCTTCAATACGGTAAATTTCATTTTCCCAGCGAGTTTCTTCTTGTAATCCTGCCATGATTTATCCTTACTTTAAACTGAACCGTGGTTATAACTGCTGTCATATCTTGCTTTATTGTTATAGCGAATAGGGGCGGATTTATAGTCCAATACAGCTAACTGACAACGAGCTGGAGCAAAGCTACGTAACACTTTGCGGATATTGAGAGCTTGGTCATTAGTAATGGGGCGAGAGAGGCGGATGCCGTAATATGCCCATCGGTAAAGCTCAGGTATATTTGCAACAACTGAATGTTCATATACTCGTGCCTTCAAGCCTTCATCAATGTCAATCTCTCCAAATCCCAGCTTGCGTAATACTTCTCGGATTGCCCACGGAGTGCCTTTGTGTCGGTGCAGCTCAACTGCTACCTGAATCAAGGCTCGTTTTGAGCTTTGGCTATCGGCTACCAATAAGCCGTCTACACCTGTGACGCTCCATTTCTCAGCAAGGAGAGGGATAAATTCATCACCGAGTAAATCTACTAAAGTCGTCATAATCTGCGAGACATCAAGCTCAGCAATTCGTAGGCTTAAATCGGCTAACACTTGGTATTTTGGATCGTTTGCGATGATGTCTGTATACTGCAACTTAGCCATTACTACGTTCCTCTTCGATTTCGATGCTGAGTGCGGTGCAATTTGCCCATTGGTTCTCAGCAATCACCATTTTACTTGGCTGTTGTAGATTGACATCGTAAACGCCTTCAACACGTAACGCAGAGATGATGGCGCTAGGCACAACATCCATACCGAGCTTTTTCGTTTTTGTGGAGAGATATTCCTGCAAGCGGTCGCGAGCCGCAGTTTTGACGATGTCTTCGCGGTAGCCTTCTAAGAGTTTTAAGGTCGCGCTAATTTGGTAATCACGCTTAATCGGAGCTTGCACTTCAACAGTGTCACACAACGGACGGTGGCGTTCTGCACTTAAATGACTTTTGATGTCTGAGAGTAGCCTATTGTCAGTGATGCCGTCTTTGGTCAGCACGGTAATCCGCACCAATCCACCGTGCGGCGTGGCAACATTGACATCGGCGATGGCTTGCGAAACCGCTCTCGTATGGTAATCGTAAGCAGCAATCGAGCCACAGGTGGTAAAGGCTTCGGGGGCAGCCAAAATACGTTTACGGTAGCTGTCATCGTCTTCTTCAGTGAGTCCGCCACTTGAGACATCAATATTCGTAACGGTAACTTCTGATTCGGTATTCAGTTGGCTTTTCAGATTTTTCACCCGTCCCACTTCCCAACCATTACCTACTGTGCCTTTTTGGTTACATTCGGCTTCAATTTCCACGTAGTTAATCAATGGCGTAATCACATCATCATTTAACGTTGAAAAATAAAGCTCGTCACTTATCGTTACTTGTGTCCCTTTCGGGATTAAAATTGAGGCGTGGTCGCCTTTCACACTAAAGCGTAAAATCGTGCGTGCTGGCTTATCTTTTAATCGATAACAGCCGAGCGTTTCACCACATAAATCTAACGCCAGCCCAGTTGCCGTCTGCGGAAAAGTTTGGCGGAAAGCCTCGTTAATACCCTTGCGTGTTAAGAGTTCGCGGAAGGCATAGACGTTAATAATCAGCCGCTCAATATGGGCGGGTTGTAATACCTTACCCGTGTCTTTTTCGTACTTAGCGATGCTTTCGGCAATAATTTGCTTCACATCTTCAGGGACGACTTTAATGTCGTATCGGTTAATTTCCATGGCTAAACTCCGTGGTGTAAATTTGACGAGCAACATCTTCGGCAACTGCCCACAAAATGCGGTAGGTAAAGTGCGGAGCTGTACCTTCGATATGCACTTTTTGCACAATCACCCGCTTTTCCCACATGGAAATCGCCATAAAGATTTCGCGTACCATATTGGGTACGGCGACATCAAACGGCTGGTCAATATACTCAAAATGGTCAGAGCCAAATTCAGGGCGCAGCACATCGCTCCCTTTTCGGGTCGATAAGATGTTTTTAATACACTGGTGCAAATCGTCCTCGCCTTGCACGGTTTCCATGCCTGTTGGAGCGATTTGCCAGTGGGTGTGTTGGAGTGTGATCGTATTCATAGTCACAGTGTAGTGACTATGAATAGAAAGGGCTTTTAAACTCCTTTAAAGATTATTCAGGCTGACCAGATCGTTTATTGCCCGACTCAACGCCCGAGTGAACATGGCTACCAAGCGACACATTGCCTTGTTTAACACTTGGAGCAGACACTTCTGTGTCTGATGTGATTTTTCCTGATGCATGAAAAGTGCCATTGACTGTAGTGTCACCGTTAATTTCAGTAGGTGCATTGATGATAGCTTGGCTAGCCGTTACAGTCACTTTGCCACTAGTTTTGACGATCACATCGCCAGTCTTGCGGTTGTGTGAGATCTCTGTGCCATTGGCGAATTTCTGTAACCAAATTTCACTTTCGGTGATAGGAGTGGGGTCTTTTGTGTTATAAATTGCCCCTAGCACATAGCCATTTTCACCTCTAGCATCTAAAATCATCGCTACCAACTCTCCCTTGTCAGGCAAGGCATAAAATTGGTTTCTGCCTGCAAAAGGTGTGGCAAACGGCAACCAAGCTGTTTCTAAATCTTCTAACGCAGGAATAGTTACCTTAATACGATGGGTTTGGGGATCAGTTTGGCTCACAATCCCTTCTTGATAGGTTGCTGTAAAATCGTGAGTTGTAAGTCGTTTCTTCATTTGTAAAATTTCCGTTAAATCTGACTGCTTGTTGTTGGCAAGTCTTCGATAAACTCTAACATTCGCACCTCAAGACTGGTGGTATAACCTTGATTTTTACTGTAATTATGCCGTGCAGACTTAATCAGGTATTTGCCGCTAAAAAAACCAAATCCCGTCAACAAAATCGTATTGCCTGCGACTAACTTTGGGTCGCCGATCACAGTAATATTACCTGCTTGCTGGTCATCTGTTTGCTCAGATAGTGCTGCATTTGCTCGAGCATCAATTTGCTCTTGAGATTCACCACGAGTCACAATTTTAAGCGTATCGCCATTACTTGCTTTAGCTTGCTTTTTGCTTGGACGTTTGCTTTTTGATTGTGTTTCTGATTTTAGTGTTTTTTTCTGATTATTATCTAATCCCGAAACTTCAACTTTTTTCACAACATCTTTAATTCTGTCACGTAGTTGTAATGATATGACTTGAGTAAAATCCAATATCACCGCAGCCTCTCTCTTTTCTAAACTCTCCATTGTAGTGAATACCAAAGTTTGCCCAACAATCTTAAAACTGTGACGGTATTCGTGTGCCAAGCGAGTTAAAAACTCCACATCGCGCTCTTGGTATTGTGTGACTCGCTTAATCGGGATATTCGCCACCGTACCCATCACCTTTAGCTTCAAATTTTTCGCCACTTTACGCACAATCTCCGCCAGTGTAGTGTTTTCATACGCCTTAGGTTTTAAGGTGCGATTTGCTCTTGAAATCCCTGTACTCAAGGCTTTGAGTGAGACAATAGAACCGCTCTTTTTTGAGTGTTGCCACTCGATCTCATCAATTTCAAACGCCCCAAGATTGACGAGTGTTTCACCCAAATAGCCTAGCTGAACTTTCAATTCGTCCCCTTGAGTCGGAAACCACGCGTTAATCCATTTACGTTCGCTGTCCTCAAAAGTCACTTGTAACTCATCCGACTGGTCGCTTAAATGGTCGGTATAAGTTAGACTCAATAATGTCGGTTTGATGTGATGCGTAATTTGGTTTTTGCCGTAAAACAGCTCAAAAGTGGGTGTCTGAACTTGCATTACACCTCCTGCATCCAAGGCGGTAAATCCGCCTGCGATGTGGTTTTAACGGCAATGACAGGCACAAACAGGCTTTGACCCACAGGTAATGTCTCACAAAGCGGGATATGGGGATTAGCATCAATTAAGCGGCTAACTTCACCCACGTCGCCGTAGTAATGGTAGGCGAGTAAATCCCAGCGTTCGCCTGCTTTAATTTGATGCTGAATTACACTGTCCATTGTGTGCCTCCTTGGGTGGTTGGTTCAGGTGTGTCGCCACGGGTGGCAATCCAAGCGGTGAGTTGTGCAGCTGGCTTGGACATAGATTGAGCCACTTCATCTGCAGCATCAATGGCTTTAACGCCTAAATCAAACCATTGCCCTAAATTGCGTTCATTTAAACCCAATTTAAACTCCATTTGAGCGGTGTTTAAATGACGGCTTAAATCCGCGACTCCCACTAAAAATGGCTCTGCTCCTTTTAATCCTTGAGTCAGGGTAGCAAAGCTACTACCTAATCCAACCATTTCGCCTAAGCCACCCACTGAGCTACCTAGTTGATTTAATACAGTTGGTAAATAAGTAAGGGCTTGTAATGGATCGTTCGCAATAGCTTTAATCGTAGTAATGGTTTCACGCACTGCACTAATCACTTGGCGTGCTTGGCGATAAATTTTGATGCCCTTTTGCACCAGTTTTGCTGCTTGGCTGACAAAATTTGTCAACCCTTTTGGCAAGAGTGAAGCAAGAGGGGAGTTACCCCCAATAGACAATGCAGCCCCCAGCAAGCCTTTGCCTGTGTTGCCAACAAATTCGCGTAGAGTAATGCTGACTTCACGAGCAAGGGCGTTGCCTTGCTCATCACAAAAGAGTGTTTGGCTCTCTAAAGCTGCGATCACAAAATGCCCCTTAAACTGTGACCAGCCGAGTACTAACGCTAAAGCCTCTTGTGTTTCTTTAGCAGTAATCAATGCTTGATAGCGTTCATCTACTGGAGCTAATTTGTGATGGAGTTTAAGTTGTAATGTGATTTCAGTTAGCTCTAAGCCCATTGCTTGTAGCCGCGGCTTACCTGATAACACAGCGTGTTCAGCATAGGTTGCCGCTCGTCGCTCGTCAAAAGCAGACGGGGCATTAAGTAAATCGAAGGCGATATTGCCTAGTAGTGCAAAATTCATATTTCCCCCTAGTATGCAAGGCGTTGCTGTTGGTCTAGCACACGTTTTAACATCTGCTCAAACTCATAGCTGCTTTGTAGTAAAGTTTGTTGAATTTGGCTCATAATGTTTTGGTCTGAGTTATCATTGACAGTAATCGTTGGATTGAAATGTACTGTAATTGCCCCGTTGACAGCTTGGCTTGAATGCTGACTTAACGGTTTATAATTAGTAAATAAGCCTTGCGGTGATTGACCGCCATAATTGAGGCGGTCGAGGTTACTCACTCCAATACGTTCAGTCGCTTCTTTAGTTAGGACATATTCACCCTTATGAACGATGCCCGCAGGATCATATTTACTACCTGCACCAGTAAAGCCACCTTGTGAAAACCCAGTCATTGCTGCTGTATCAGCGATATTATTCATATCGCTAGCAAGCGATTTACTGTCAAAGCTAAATGCATCTTTAATACCATTACCCAAATCAGTAAAAAAACCTTTTGTAGCTTCCCAAGCTGACTTAATTCCATTAATTAAGCTATCAATCATTGCACTTCCAAAGCCTGTAAAACTTTGAGGGATATCTATCCCAAACCAGCTTAATACTTCCGCGAATGCTTTATGAAATAACCCAATGGGTGACCAGTCTAAAATGAGTTTACCAACCGCAATAATGCCACCATCAAATGCTGTTTTTACTTCCTCCCAAAGTCCATTAAAGAATTGAGACACATCACTCCAGATATTTTTAATACCTTGCCATAAATTACTGAACATCGGGGCTAATGTTGCCCAGTTATCCCAAATTAAATAGGCTGCACCTGCAATAATGCCAACAACCCCAAAAAGAGGGTTCGTCAGTAACGCCTTACCCATGACCAAAAATGCTTTAGACACAACTCCTATGGCTCTCGCCATTTTAATGCCATAGCCAATTATGTAGCCAAAACCAAGTGCTAATTTAGAGATGAGTGGAATTAAAAATCTGATAACTATTTTAGATTTACTCCAAAGACTGACAAAAGGCAGTGCTACTATCAAAATACCTGAAATCGCTGTTTTTACGGCAAAAATACCAACAACCGCACCAGATAGTACGCCCGCAATTTGCAATATTTGTGTCACAATGGTTGGATTAAGGTGTATCCAATCTAAAATGGAATACATGATCGGCTTTAACCAATCAACAAACTCGTTAATAACAGGTAATAACTTTTGCCCAATGGCAATCCCCAATTCAGAGAAACTACTTTTTAATTTTTTAAGGTTGTTTTCCGTTGTTGCGCCGCGATTTTCAAATTCTCTTTGCATTGAACCGACATATTTCAATTCGCCATTTTCGTCAGTTTCCTGCAATAACTGAAGTTGCCTGTTATATTCACCTGTATTTTGTGCCAACAGCATTAAATCATCGGCATACTGCTTACCGAACATTTTTGCAAGGATTGGGTATTGTTTATCCTTTGGGAGTTTTTTAACTCGCTCAATAAAATCAGAGATTGCACCTTGAGCATCTTTATTCATTGCATTTGCAAAGGATTTTGGACTTAACCCTAGCATATTAAGCTCTTTAGCGTGTTTTCCTGCCTTGAGCTCTGCAAATGCAGATGACATCCCTTTAATTGCTTGCGCAGCCAGCTCAGGAGCTTTACCCATTGATAAAAAAGTTGATCCAAGTGCAGCGGCTTGATTTTCAGTTAACCCCAGCATTCGTGTATCAGAGCCTGCTCGTGCAATTACGTTGACAATATCTGATGCTTTCGCATTAGCATTATCAGACAGATGGTTGATAGCATCACCGAATTTCGCCATCTCACTTATTGGCTTACCGAGCACATTAGCCATAGTTGCCATTGAGCTACCAGCATCACCTGCTGCCATGTCAAAGGCAACACCCATCTTGGCTGCATCTTCTGCATAGCCTAATAGATGCTCCCTTGCAATACCTGCCTGCCCTCCTGCTGCCACAATAGCTGCAATCTCTTCACTAGCCATTGGGATAGTACGCGTGAGTTTTAAAATATCCTGCTCCATCTTTTTAAATTGTTCTGGCGTGTCAAAATTCACTACTTTTTTGACATCTGCCATCGCACTTTCAAAAGCAATTGCAGGTTGAGATAGCGCCATAATAGAGGAGCCAACCGCTGTTGAGCTTGAAATAATCCCACCTATACCTTTAGCAAACTCTGCGCCTAAGCCTACAAATTTTTGTTTAATCGAAAGAGTATTATCTTTAAAAATCTTTAGATCATTCTGTAACCGTTTCAATCCTGCTACGGCACCACTAACAGATGCGCCAATCACTAAAGATATTGCTAAATTTGATGACATAATTTATAGTTCCTTATAGAACAAAGGGGGGGCGTTAATATGAAACTGCTTTTTAAACTTGCTGATAATATGTTTTTCTTAATTGGCTCAATCATTACGTTATTGATTGCTATTATTGGTGGCGTTATTGCTTTTCATTTTTACCCAATTACTACTACCTTTATTTTGAGTTTATGGTTGTTAGCATTGTTATTTGCCATTATTAGTGATAAACCCAAAAAAGCCGCTTAAATAGCGGCTTTGCTATAATGGGCTTTTACTTGACGTTCCGCTTGTTTTATCCACCGCTCAATGTCCTCCAGAGTTAGATTTTCTAATTCTGAAGGTTGCCAACCATACCACCAAGCCAAATCCGCTAACACGGCATCAAGCTGTTCTAGGCTGACTTTCCCGATTGCATCTTTTCAATAACAGCTGTAGCTTTTTTCATATCCGCAACATCTAATTCATCCAAATCTTCAGGCACTAATCCTGTGAGGATTGCGAGCAGGCTTAATGTTTGCTCAATATCTGTTTCACCACGCATTTTGCGAACATCTTTGGCTTTCGCACGGCGGATTTTAAGCTCTGCAATCTCGTTGCCCTGTCCATCTTTAATTGGGTAATCCAATTTCACGGTAGCAAAGAACAATAATTCATCTAATTTTTCAGACATAAAAAAACTCCTTAGTGTTTATCAAATTCACTAAGGAGTTTAGATAGTTAGGACTAAAATAGCTTTTAAACTACTTTAAAGATTAACCACCAATATTGGCACGATATTTGCTGAGAATATCTTCACCAGCCACGCGGTACTGATTACTGAAGGCATCGTAAAATAAAACCTCTTTGCCGTCGATAACCTGCTTAATACTATTGACTTGATAAGTCATTGTGTACTCTGTAGCTTCTTTTTTGTATTCACCTAACGGTGTTTTGCTGAAATTTACGGTCATTGTGAGCACAAGTGGTACTTCAGCAGCCATACCCATAGCATTAAATACTTGCACATCGGCACGTACCATCAGTTGTTTTGCTTTGAATGGATTATAAGCAAGTGCGGCAACATCAGGGTAAAAACCATCCCAAACAATCTCACCTTCAAGAGCATTGACTTTATTTGGTAGTTTAATTTTACCCACTAAACCAAGGTTATCATGTTCGATAAACTCGACATCAAACTCAGGTGTTTTGACTGATTTGGCTCGCCCTAAAAAACTATTACCGTTGATATACACATTGGCATTAGTTACTTGGTTAATCACCACGCTCATTATTTACCTCCACGGCTGGTTAAATTGATTAAGAATTCACGTGTCACCTCAGATGTATTAGTAATACGTTCTGCAGGGATTTTTGGCGTGAATTTGTATTTAATCGGCACATTGCCTTTACTAAAGGCGTCCACCAAATCCGCATCAGGGTCAAGCCACACACTAAAGCCAACAATGGATTTGAGTGTCCCCATGTAGGTTTCAATTGTCCCTAATAAGCTGTCTAACAACGCATCATCAATTGGCTTATCAATAAACTGCAGCTCCACACGGCGAATGCTTTCATCGATGATGTCAGCAGTGCGCTGCACCACTTCAAAATTAGTGATGTGCGTGACTGTTGGATAACATGCCAAGCGGTTGCCCCATAATCTAAAACCTGTACCAAAGCTATTAAATACAGTGGTAATACCTACGGCATTTAAGCGGTTGGTTTCACTTTGTAAATCATCTACACGCGCTGTCAGTGGAATTTCAACCCCAATCACGCCTTTTAATTGACGGTTAGATGTTGAGAACCAATACCCATGGTCAGCATCGGTTTTCATTCGCAATCCTGCGGCGTGGGTCGCAAGGCTTTCCAACGTACTACGCTCACCTACAACGTGTGGGAAAAACAAATGCGTGCGGTCGCTAGATGTTTTAAAGTTAATTACACCTTCAGGACCGCGCCCAGAAATTGCTTTAGCTAACGTTGTGCCTTTTGGTGCTTGAATGTATGCAATTGCATTGATTTGCCCCGCGAATGTTTCCAATGCTGTAGCCATTGTGGCTTGGGTATCATAATGTGGGCAAATTAAGATTTTTGCATCAGAGCCAAATAAGTTAAAACCAGCCCGTAGCATTTCAAAGCCCGTACGTTTTCCTGTTTGAGTATCAATCGCTCCTTTAATGTCCGCCTCGGTCACTTTAGTCGGGTCTGCATAAGTATAGGTTGCAGTGACATTTTGCTTTAGTTTATGTAATTTAATTTCACCAGTTAGTAAATTCACGGTGTAATCTTCAGTATTTAACACACCATCATCTGCATTGAGTGATAACTCAATCAAGCCCACTTTTTTTGTATAAGCTATTAAGTTATCTGGGTTTACCGTCAGCTGTTCGTTTGACACAGTCGTTTTGTGTTTGACAGGGTCTAATACATTGACGACATAAACTTGCCCTGCACGATAGCGACTTAAAATATCTAATGCATCAGGCAAGGTATAGCCGTGGTCTAGCACATTGCCGAATTGAGCAAAATCTTTTTTAGTAAGGCACAATTTCAGTGTATTGACCTCGCCCACAGGGGCAGTGCCAACAATACCAATAATCGCACCATCTACAGTAGTAACAGGAACAGAGCCACCATTTACACGTTTTGTCTCTGTACCATGATGATATTGGGACATTATTTCTCCTTAATCTGTCCGTTGGACAATGATATTTCTTAGTTGAGGTTTGGTGCTCACGCCTTGAGTTTGCTGAATTTGCATCGTTTGGGTGGCAATCACTAACTGATAAATCCATACACCACTTTGCTGTTCATCGAATTGTTCTTCAACCAACCAACATTTAGTACAACTTGGTGGAACAAAACCTGTGAGATCAAGACGCAAATCATCAAGCAATTGCAACGCGCCATGGTCATTATGTAAATCACGACTTAATACCGTCAGTACAATATGTACCTTGCGAGTTTGGGTGATTTCAGCTGTTGAGCGTGGCTCGCCAAAGGTTGAGCCTGCATAGCTAATCAAGATGCCACCATTCGGATGCGCCAAAAAATAGCTCTCGATGTTTTCGGGCATCAACTGTACATCCCACTCTGCAAAACGGGTTTTTAAACGGTCTTTAAATGCGTTTAAAATCGGCAAGGTGGCAGACATCAGTAGCCCTCCGTGTTAATCCGCTTGCTGCTTTTTACACGGTACTCGCCCGTATCGGGCAACAAGTCGCCTTGTTCGTGTTGTGGATTGCTAACATCCACCCCTGCAATCCCCAAATGCAGTCGCCCGTTGGCGATTTGCTCTAGCTCTTTAATCGCTTGCTGATAGGTCTTTTCGACCGTCTCTGGCATTGCCATTTCAGGGCGGCGACTGTAAAGCCAGTAGCGCGCCAAGGTAAGGGAGTGCGATTGCAACAACGTCGGTACCTCGGCAAGTGGCAAGCGATAACGGCTACGCAATGCGGCATCAATCCGCTCTGTCGCGGTTTGGATTGCCAGTTCAAGCGTTTTAGTATCGACTATGGTGGCGCGGTAATCATCATTACTCAATTTCACCAAGGTCGGTTCGCTAAAGGCTTTAATTAGGGTGTCAGGGGTGATGTAGTGCATTAGGCTGGCTCGCTGTTGCTATCGTTTTTCTTGGTTTTGCCTTTGTCCGCTTTCTTACAAGCGGTCAAATCCTCCGAAAGTTTTGCAATTTCCGCCTCTTTGTCGGCTAACACTGCTTCCAACTCAGCGACTTTAGCTTCTGCCTGTTCTGCACGCAGTCCGTTTTCGGTAGCTAATGCTTCAGCTTTCACGTGAGCTTCACGGGCTTCTGTTAGTTCACGCTGCAAGGTTTCACGCTCACTATCTGCTTGGCTAGCAAGTGTTGTGGCAGTGGCTTGAGCTTCACGCCCCGCCTGCTCACGGGCTTTTAGGGCTTCGTCTTTGGATTGCAGGTAAATGGATAATTGAGAAAACTCTTCAGGGGTGACGGTGATTTCATCCCCTACGGCATAATGTTTGCCGTTATGATGTAGGGCAGATCCCACAACAATCGCAATAATTACTTCTGGTTTAGTCATTTTGTAACTCCGTTTCAGTTTTAGGAATCCCCCTTAGACAAGGGGGAGATATTTAGATACAATCTTTGATTAAATAGCCAGCCGCACTACCAACAAGGTGGGGCTTGTGAATATCTGTGGTACGCACCACTTCAATTTTGCCGCCATTTTCTTTGTAGGTATCTACAAATAAGCCTTTAGCTCGACGAACAGTGTAGCCATAAGAGGGTTCATAGACTGTGCCTTTACCTTCTTTTGAGCGTGGGGCAACATAAGCAAGCACTACACAATCAGACCAAATATCTTTAAGTTGGTTAGATTGTTCATATACCGCTTCGCCAATTTTGACGGTGTCAATACCAATTAATTTGGCAAAGATTTCAGGGGTCATAATCCCCACTTGAACATGTTTGATTTTCTCAATCACTTTCGGGTGTTCTTTTAATACCGCCCATACATCACCTGCAATCACACATACATTCGGTTTGCGACCGATAGAGCGTTTAATCGCACGAATACCCGCATCAAATACGCCAAAAATATCTGCCGTTTGGTCGGTGAATTTTGATGAGCCTGATAAAGTGATTTTGTTGTCCGTACCGTATTTGCTTTCGTCTAACGCCAAGGTTGCCACTTCTTTTTCGCGACCAAGTGCAATCACATCTTGGGTGGTATTTAGTGCAAATTGGCGTAGAGAGAAAATCGCTTCATTTTCTTCACGGTAGTCGATGGCGTATTCCACATCATGCTCTTCGAGAGCTACATCAATCGCCCCAATATCTTCAGGATCGAGACGATTTGATGTGCCGCGTAAACTACGCACCGTGCTTGGTAAGCGGAAAGCAAGACGACCAAAGGTTGGGATTTTGCCTGCCTCTTTGTCGATTTCCACTGTTGGCATTAAAGTTTCGCCAATCAGTTCATTGTTGTGATAACCCTGTGCAAGCTCGGTTAATACAGGGTCTTGCACTCGCAATTTTTGCAAGTTATGTGTGGTCATAATGGCTCCTTATTTGTAAATGGCGTTAAAGGCAGTAGTGTAATCCACCTTGTGCTGTTTCATATAAACACGGATTTTTTGGTCAGCTTCAATGGCTGCGGGGTCTGTTCCCTCGGCATAGCTCACGGTGTCTGATTCTTCCACCGCTGCACGTTCTTTGGTGGCAACTTCACCAAACTCCACGACTTTTGGTTGTTTTTCCATAAAGGCTTTGGTTAAGGTGAGTAGATTTTCGCCTTCATTAAATTCGACGGTTTGTCCTGCTGCACTAGTGGCTACACTATTAAGTAGGGCTAGTGCTGCATCTTTTGCCACAGGAGCTAACTTGCCTTCTGTGATAAGCTTTTCGCAAAATTCGGCATTGCTAGCTTTGGTTGTTTCTAGCTCGGTTTCAGCTTTTTTCGCTTCTGCTGCTGCCTTTTCATCTTTGAGTTGTTGGTTTTCCGCTTTCAGGCGTTCCAACTCAGCTTTTTCTTCTGCACTCATTTCGGGGTCTCCTTCGGGTTGTGCGGGTTCATTAAAAATAGGGGATTCGGCTTTTTGTGTTTGCAGGCTATTGCGTACCGCCTCTTCTTGCATACTGCCGACTAAATAATCAGGTAAGGCTTTATCAGCTTCATCTTGACCGTATTTGCCAATAAACCAGTCACGCAGACGTCGCCATAAAGTCGCTTCTGTCCAGTCGGAAAAATCGACCACCCCTTCTTCACCTTCGATAAATTCAGGGTTGCGTAAACCTTTGACGGCTGGGGGCATTGCCCCTAAAAAACCGACGTGACGTAGATAGAGCGAGCCTTGTTTAGGGTTGTTCGGGCTGTTAGCAAGGTAAAAGGATGCTGAGACTTTTTTAAATCGCCCTTTATCTACCATTTCAGCAAACTCAGGATCGATTTGGTCAAACTCTGCCTTGAGAATATCGCCATCAAGCTCTAAGCGTTTGACCCACGCATAAGCTGGATGATTATGTTGTGGATGACCGATAACAGCAGGAGCCTCGTGAAACTCCACGTTATAGCTTTTTACCGCTTGTTGTAGGTCTTCGATAGTCAAAGTGACTTCTTTGCCATTGGCATCTTTACGAGTGCCAGCTTTGAAAATTTCAATAAGATTCATAATGCCTCCGTTATAGAAACATTATGCCTAGAGGAAAGTGAAAAGAATTTTAAAGTGCTTTAAAGATTTTTACATCAACAAGCCGTACGATAGTCATTGTATTTAATATGAAAATTTAAAGCGCTTTAAATGCGGTTTAAATCGCTTTAATTCGCTTTAAATTTTAGAAGGCGTTAAATTATATTACTTTTAGATTTAAACACCACAATGCTAATTTGTGGCGTTATTTAGTAAATTTAGATGCGAGTGATCACATTCCGCAAAAAATGTTGTGTTTTCTTTAGTAAATAATCTTTGTTATTTTGGTTCACACCGAGCCAAGGACGAGCTACCACACCAGAACCACGCCCCTTTGTTTTACTACTACCCAAATGATGTAAACGAGCATATTTGCGATCAGAACCAAACTCCACACCATTATCATTAACTTGATAACGGAGCAAATTTTTAAGATTACCATCACGAATTAAAATTTTGTCACGATTCTTTCGCTTCCTAGCTTTATACATGAGGGATAATGGCTGCCATTTTTCCCCCTCTGGACTTGCTTGCTCTTTCTCAAACCGTTCTTTATGAATTGTACGTAATGCCTCTCCTAGTATGCCATATAGTTTTCTGCCTTGTTTTAAACTTTCTGCTGTGCGATGCAACCCTTGAAGGGCTTCATCGGCGTTAAGTTGAATGTGGATCATTATTGGTTCTCTCCGTAGAATAAAAGCGTGGTAATGTTGCCACTTTTATAAAGGAAAATACTATGTCAAATTACAATGACTACTTATTAAGAAACATCTTTGTTGCTCATGTTGTCACATTAGCAAAAGCAATCAAAGCAGAGAAAAAAGCAAAAGGTATAAGCACAACTAGCGACTGTTACCGTGAAGCAATTATAGAAATTAAACAGAATCGAGGGAAGATTTTAGCTCTTCTTGATGAGATATAATCTCATTACTGATTTCAAATTTCTGATAATCAGATACATAAGCCTCTGCCCAGTGCAATACGGCTTTGATTTCATTAATACTCAAGCCTTGGAGTTGTTGCAGCAATTCTAAGGCTTTTAATTTTTCTTGGCGTTCTGTCATTTTTAGCTCCTATTATTGATTAAAAAATTGTTTAGGCGTATAGTTTAACTATCACACGGTGGGGGTTTCCTACTGGAAAGGTTACGGCTTGCAATGCTTTTCGTATTATCCTGTTCGAATCAGGCAAACCACCGTGTTATGTCAAGCTTCCCCATAACACCTCAAATGCTTTCAAACTTTCCCATGACTTTTCTGTATCTTTGATCACACTTGCCGTACGTACCATATTTAGTTTTACTCGCTCTTTTTTGTTCGTTGTTTGATCTTTTACCTGTACTTCATAATCCATTTTCACAGCAATCTTTCCTTGGTCGGTTTGATAAATAAAAAGTAGCGTGGGCTTTTTTTGACTTTCATCAAGCAAAATCGCACTTGGATTACGCAATTTTTCGGGGAGTTGTTGCCAAAACTCAATGGGTAAGCTAATACCTTTACCTTGTTTGACATCTCGTAAAGCGTGCAAAATATCACTATCCCTTACCGCAATGACAGCCGTTTGTGGGGCAAGTTCTTTGGATTCAAGTTGTCTGATAACATCACGATGCACAACGCCCACATATTTCATATTGCCTCGTGCCATTTTTTCGGTTGCCACAGTATCTACCATCTCTTGCATTGAGCGGTTAAGTAAAGCAAGGGCAGGCGGATAGTTCAACACATTACTCACTGCACTGCTAGCAAACTGTGTTGGCGCAGTTTCTAGTTTTTGCATCAGGATTTTATCTACTTGATGTACTGGTACTAAGCGTTTTGGGTGTTCAAAACTTGGATCAACACCTTTTGGTACTCTCACAATACGTGTTTGTCCACTACGCTGCCCAATCACCTTTTCTTCCCATTCGATTTCAGGAGCTTGTTGGACAGTTTTACCCTGATACTTTAAATCTACATCATCAAGGGCTTTCACCGTACAGTGGCAACCATAAGCACGAGTTGGATAGTGATAGTCCCACCATGGGTCATCTGCGCGTAATACCAATCCATCCCAAGCGACGTGCTGTAAGCGTGGGTGAGCCGAATCGTTGTGTTCATACTCCCAGTAGGGCAACACGTCCATCATCTCTCGTTGCTGCTGATAACGCCCGTGGTTGTAGCTGCCGTAGAGATTGGTATCGTAAATAATCCGCGTGCGCCAGTTCCTTCCGCCGTTGTATTCCCAACTGTGCTTTTCGACAATGCGATCAAACTCGCTACGGAACTCTTCCAGTGTACCGCCTCGCTCAATTACTTCATCAAGAGCATTTCTAAAATCTGCCATTATTTCGTGCGTATGGGCTCCAGCCACTACAAAGGCGTAGTCGTGAGCTTCACCGTAAATGTCGAGATAGGTCGCCGTGGGTAGATTGATTTTTTTTCTAAAATAGTCAATTTGTTCGGAAAAAGGTAAGGCTTCAGGAATCATGTTACTCATTGTTTTCCGCTTCCTGTTTTACTTCATATCGTCCCAATAATGTTGCCGCAGTCATTCCTTGTGCAAAAAGTTCGGCATATTCACTATAATCTAGTTGGTCTATATGCTGATCTAAAATTTCTTTAAACTCTTCAGGGCTGCTAGCCATGTCGAGTTTTGCTCGAATTTCACGAAGACGATCATCAAAATGATGTTGTACAATCTCACCCATTTGGTCGATGATTTTGTCTATTGGCTTGGGGTTATGTTGGTGTTCAGTAAACTTCACAATTTTTGCAGAGTTTTGCTCTGGACTGACCGCTTGCACCGTGATATCACCTTTCTCAAAGCCATAAGTACGTTCTAAATAGGCTTGTGAGAACCGTACACCAATCCCAAATAAACGTTCATCGCGCTCAACCTGTGCTGTATCGATGCTTTCCTGTTCGTACAATTCAAATTTTGGTAAGGTTTCGACCGAGAAATTCAGTGTACAAATCCACTCCAACAATTGATTAAAGGTTTCTTCAATGATGGCTTTGTCATCATTACGAATATCCTCAACGACTTCTAAACCAGCCTGAGCACTAGCGCGGTTTGCTTCTTGTTCAGTGGTCTGATTTTGCCCCAATAGCGCAATATTGATTTCAGCTTTACAGAAATTAAGAAATTTCTCATAACTATCACTAGATGAGCCTTTGCCTGCAGACTCAATAATTTGCACACTAGAGTCTTCAGGAATAACAGCAATTGCTGTGCCAATCATTTCTTCAAGTGCATCAGCTAGCGTTTCTTTTTCACTTTGGTGCGTTTGGCGAGGATGTTTTCCGATAAGCCAAGGAGAGCCGTATTTTTCCGTGAACTCTAACCAAAATTTAAATCCACCTTTTTTAAAAGTCGCTGCCCAAAAACAGAGTGATAAATCACCTAAGCCATAAGGATTCGTCGACGTAGCCTCTTGAGTTGTGACCAAAAATTTTTGGTCGCGTAATGATTCACCTTCAAAGCTATTCTCTTTGCTTTTAAAACGTAGGTTGTTATCGTTATCAAACATAAACCATTCTTGTGGTTTGCCAACAATATCTACAGGCACAAGTAAGCCATCGCGACTTACCCACAAGACTTCTGATACCTGATAACCAAACAGCGCAGCATTGAGCATTTCTGTAATAATACGGTTGATCTTCAAGCTCTCAAACATTGTTTGAATCTGTTCGTCAACTTTGTTATTGCCAGTTGGTGTGATGCGCCATTGCAAGCCTTTTATTGCTGCTTTACGACGGCGGATACCCGCTCGCACTTGTCCATCAGAAAGTAATTCACGGTAAACACTGATATCCTTGCCCATTTTTTTTAACACAGGATCAGGGTTAGGGAGATAATGCGCAAATGACCAATGGTCATAGCTTCTGGCACGAGTAGCAATTTCAGTAATAAGGTCTTTTTTCATTTTAATCATATCCTTGTGTTAAACGACGACTGCTGCGTGGTTTTCGAGAGAGTGGTTTAACTGGCATTTGCACTAACTGACGGCTAGCGTAGTGTGCCAATAGCAACGAGATTGCCGTGTCACCATGGCGTTTGGTTTTGCCGTCCGTGCTTTTAGTGCGTTTATCTGGGATTCTCGGCACACCCTTGACCACCTGAAACGAGCGTAAATCTGCCAAAATATCCGCATCTTTCGGGATGTCTTGCAACTCGCCGTCTTCCAAAGCAGCTTTAAATGGTGCGGTGTTCTCGCGATACCATTTCTCGCTAAGTTGCACGCAATCAATCAGCGTGCCGTAACTATCTTTGGCTGATTCTGCCAAGTAACCACCATTCCCTCGGGCGTCAAATGCGGCACCCGAAAAGAGGGGCAACCGCTGTAGAATGTAAAGCACAATCTGCTCTTGCTGCTTGTATGGCATATTGCCTAGTTCCACAATCAGTCGGACGCTTTTCACAAGGTTTTGTTGCTGTGCCAGCACAACAAAAGATGTGCGGTCGCCGCTGCGTGCGAAATCTTCGCCTAAAAAATGGAGTAAATTCGGTTCAAGCGTGGCTAATACAGGAGCAAGCTCTTCTTCACACCAGTCATTGATTTCTTGGAAACGTTCATATTCAGGCGTGAGGCTAAATTCAGCTTTGGCTTCCAAGCGGATAACTGGCGTTGCTTCGTTCATTTGGCGTTCAATCAAAGCGCGCGATAGCCATAAGCCCGAGCCGTTTTTCGGCACACAAAAATACTCTTCAAGTGCGTCTTCTTCGCTAGCTGTATCATTGAGTAAGTTATCTATCCACTCTTTTTCTTTCTCAGCAGACCAAACTTGTTTTGTGACTTGGCAAATTCGCTGATACAAGCCATCATTGCAGGCATCTTCAATTGTAACCGTATGTACCGAGTAGCGTTTACGCCCTGCGCGACTATCAATGATTAATTCATTAAAAAGATTATCTGCACCGTTGTGTGTTGAGATGACGCGGACTTTTGCCCCCCACATAGTGAGAGCAAGAGCCGCTTTCAATACTTCTGCAAGGTATTCGTGGAAGGCCGCTTCATCAATCACCACAACCCCTTGCATACCACGTAAGTTTTTCGGATTGGAAGACAAGGCTTTGACTTTAAAGCCAGATGCAAAATAAATCACATAAGTGAGAATATCTTTGTCTTCGTCCTCAAAAACCTCTTCTTGAATTTCGCTCGCCGCATAGTTAAAAGCTTTAGCCCACATCGCCACGGCATCAATGTACTCACGCGCCATCTCTTTGTTCGACCCGATGTAAAAGACATCTGAGCCACCGTCGGATTTACGCGTACTTGCAATCAAAGCATTATCTGCCGCTTCTGCCCATGTCAAACCGCAACGACGGGTTTTCTCGGCGATTTTGAGTTGGCTATCGTCCGCTATCCAACGTTTTTGATAGCCTAATAACAGCTCCATTGGATTAAACACATGAATACAGTCAAGGAATGACTGACATTCAGGAGCAAGTACATTGAGTGGTCGCTCGTTCATCAATGCCATTCTTAATTCCCCAATGTGACACCTAAAATCTGCTCTTTGAGTTTTTTCACAGTGCTGGCTGATAATCCTGCTTCGGTCACAATTTTTTCTGCTGTGTCAGCTGCTTGCTGTGCGACCTCTTTACGAATCGCTAACTCACGTTTATAGCTTAGGCTTTCGGCTTGTTCTAAGCGTTGGATTGCTGATGACAACAACGCCAACTGTTTTGGCTCAATACCACCTTCTTGTTCACCTAATTTGAGAGATGTTTCAAAAGCGATTTGCTTGACCATTTCCATCAATGCTTTGCCGATATCTGTTTGTGGCATTTCACCAAACTGTTTTGTCCAGATTTCAGCTACTTCACGAGCTTGACGAATTTTTGCTCCTAGCTTTTCCATTCTGTTTGCATAGCGATTTAAGCCTGTACGGCTTAATAAGTAACGCTCATCTAATCCACAATCACGGATTAGGTCATTAATTTCTTCGAGAATTTGTGCTTGAGAGTATTGTTTGTCGCGTAACATCATCGCGAGTTGTGTCTTGATATTTGGTGGTAATAAGTCGACTTTACTCGCTCGTCCACGTGTAGTTTTATCGCTCATTTAATCCTCCTTAAAACATGATTTAATTGAGTTTTAAGCGTGGATTGGGACGCTTGATGCCCTCAACAACAGAAGCACCACTAGCTACATCAAGCCCACGTTGAGTGATAGTTGCTACCATAAAACCGCTTTGTAAGCGTTCAATTTGTACAAGTCCCTGTTCTTCCAACCAATTAAGATGATTACGTACAAGGTCACGACTAATATTGTGACCGTATAATGCAAGGCAATCGTCTAAAATAGACTCATTTGCATCATATCCTGCCTCTACAAGTGAACGTAAAATCACAAGACGCTGATCTTTAGTAAAAATATCGTTGCTCATTCTTTTGTTACCTCTTTTTCTACTAATAATTCCACTTGATGAATTAAACTACGTACAGTTGCATTCAGTGCTTTCGTTTCGCCTTTCATTTCTGAAATAGAAAGACGTAAATCTGCAACATCTGCTGTAGTGGGAAGATGACGAAGTTCACCTTTAATTTCAGAAAGATTTTTTTCATTTTCAGCAATCGCTTTTCGTAAGTCTGAAACGTCAGATTTACGCGCATATTTACTGTCCATAGTTAGCCAAAAATACGTCCACACAGAGCCACCAATTGCCATGACAATTGCCCAGTGTTTCTGAATAAAATCTAAAATGTCATTCATTTATGTTGTTCCTGTGTACAAATCTCACGGTATGTTCTGTTATGTACTAAAATTTGACGTAAAGTTTCTGTACTATCTTGTTTACTCGCTTTAATAATGCTAAAGCCTGCACAGCTATTATTCGTCACGTAAATCGCCTTGGGCGTGCAGGCGTTTAATGATGTCATCACGGCTATTGCCAAGAGTGTTTTCTTCATGTTGTTTTCTCACTTGATGATGTTTAACCTGTGTTTCTGCAACAGCTTTTTCTGTTTGAAGTTGTGCATTTTCTTCTATCAGCTTTTCAACTCGTCGTTGTGCTTGCTTTAACCTGAAGACAACATAACCACATAACAAAATAAAAAATATTGTGCAGACAACAATCACTTGTAAGTTCATTCACGTCCTCCTTGTCGTCTTTCCATCGCGTTTGCAAAGCCTTTTGTGGCGACGCCTCCACCACAAAAGATTGCAAATGTCATGAATAGCTCTGGTACATAAGATCTGTCTAAATACACACAAATCGCTAGAATCATTGCCATTAAAACCGCACCACCAAATTGAATTGTGCCTGTTGTAGAAAGGCGTCCATTATCATTTGTGATGAGTTCTTTGAGTCCCATGTAATACTCCTTATTCAAATAAGTGTTCATCATTAATCACTTGCTCACTGTCGAGCCATTCCCAAACATCAAAACAAGGACAATCTTTCAGCCATTCGTTAGGGGTGATGGTGCCGTCGCCGTTTAAATCTGGACTTAAATCACGATGTCCACAAATGACAGCACCGGGAAATCGGCTTTCTAGATTGCGTAAGAGTTTGTGCAAGGCTTGCCATTGTTCACGGGTATATTCACCATGGTTTTTCCCCATACCCGTAATACCACCCACAAGACAAATGCCAATAGAATTTTGATTATGCCCTTTAACGTGTGCACCTGTTTCACCAACTTCACGTCCTGTCTCAACCGTGCCGTCAGTATCAATAATGAAGTGGTAGCCCACGTGTTTTAAGTGTGGGTTAAAGCGTTTGATATGCGCGGGATTACGTTTAAATCCTCGCTTTTGATGCCATTGGTCGATGCGTTCGGCTGCGCTTTGTGAGCTTGTTCTGAGAGGTTTACCATTGGTTGTGGCAGAACAGTGGATAACGATGTGGTTAATAGCCATAAAAAAACTCCTTTAAATATTCTTTAAAGGAGTTTAAATCTTATTTTAATAAATAGATTTTAAAGTGGTTTAAAGAATTAAAAGGTACACTTAGCTCCATCCTTATTAGTAAATGGATTTGTTTGTAGCAATCTAGCAGTAACAGAACCATTACAACCAAATTTTTTCCAAGCATTACTGCACAGTTTTTTGTCATTGTTTGCTTTCTTTAAACCATTAAAACAACTTTCTGAGTATTTCCCATTCGGTTTGCGAATTTCCTCTCCAACCAAAGCATTTACCTTTCCTTCAGTATCTAGTCTCATATTAAGATCATTGCAAGAACCACTGGCTTGTACCGCATAACAAAAATTTTCAGCTAATTTTTGGTTATCCTGTTCTACATTTGCCAAAGCAAAACAAGAAATAAATCCCAAAGATAAAATAACTAATTTTCTCATTTTAATTTCTCCTAGGCTAAAAAACCTGTTAATTGTACACAAAAAAGCCACCTAAATAGTGGCTTTTTACATTATTATTTCTCTGAAAACATATCAAATTGCCGTCTTGCAATTTCTTCTTTAGTGACTTTCTTCACAATTTGATAAATCCATTGCATAGATACGTTGTATTTTCGGGCGAGTTCTCGGTGATTTGTGCCATTAAATTCGTTGAAAATGCTGCGGTCACGTTCACTAAGCAATAAGACGAGATTGCGCGGGATATAAATTACTTCTCCTCCCCAGCTTTGTGCAATGTGACTTGCGACTTCAATACCGATTTGCTTGGCTAATTCAGAATTGAACTCATTGCCTTTTACTTTAGCTAATAACTGAGTTTCAATATGTTTGGCTAAATCAGCTAAAATTTCAGGTGCTTTTTCATCAAAAATATCCGCATTTGTACTCATCATTTAGCTCCTATTTTGTTATCTTTCCACGCTTTCCAAATATCGTAGCCTTCTAAGTTTTCAACTTGTTGCCCCAATCGATATATACGATCTATGTATAAAATGGCGTCTTCTATTTTTTTATCTTGTTCTTCAGATACTGTTTTCTTTTGTTGTTGCTCTTCAGCTTTACATCCTCCAACACCTGAGAAGTGTGGTTTATTTGTTTCATACACTTGTTTTAAATAATTATGGTTTACCAATGGGGCAGTGTTTTTATATTCACGGCGTTTATTTTGTACTGCGTTCACCGTTTCGCTTAATGCATGGGCTAACAAATGAGATTGAGGAAATAAACTTAATACATCATTAATTAGCTTTACTGCTCTTGCATTATTTAATGCCGATTTTGCAGGGCGAAAGAGAGCAATATAACTAACCAGAGGACGAGCAATACCGTATTTCAACTGAGTTAAAATTGTGAGTAATTCACGTCCAGCATCGTCCTCAAGTAACTGATCTAAATTGATATCAGAGTGGCACACGGGGCAACGACATAATTTCATTCGCTTGTTCCTTTTCTTAGTTTATTCACTTCACGCTCACGCCATTTTTTCAAGCGTTCTAATACAATCGTTCCTTGTCTGTAATCTAATGCAGACACACCCAACACCATTAGTTTTTCAGGCTTTAATATGGGATTGATCACATTACGCACAAATTGATTTAATGCTTCTTCCGAACCATCGCGTAAAAAGCCTTGTCGAGCCATATCAATCCAAACAGCTCGAATTTTTAAAGCAATATCGTGTTTGACTACGGCTTTTCCTGAACTTGGACTGTGGTAGTTTGAAGTATGAGTTTTTTTGTGAAAACCTGCTGCGTTATTTTGAAAGCCTTTCGTTTCTAGCGCACTTAGCACTTTATCTAACTCTGCAACTTTCATCTGTTTACACGTACTTTTTCCTGTCAAATTCATCAATAAAGAACGATAAGTTGATTCATCAATTGACAGCTTGTGCTTGGCAATATGTATAAGTTGAATATATTTTGCTTTAGTGTATCGCATGATGTTTTCTCGTTTATGTTAAAACACATTATTCAGCCCACTTAGAGTTTGAAAAATGAGCTGTAAATATGTTTTATTGATTAGAGATTTTTAATGTTTCTTGTCCGCTTACTCCGTGATTCATTTTTACTTTTTTCCCATCCATATAACCTTTTAAACCAGAGTCATCTCCATTTCTTTCTCTGGTATCACCAACTTTACGAACTTTGGCTTTACTTAAATTCATTTTTTTATGTAGTTCATCACTGTATTGTTGAATTTTGTCCACTTCTTCTGGTGTTAAGGCAAAATCTTTAATTGTTACATAAACACCCTGAACCCAACCAAAACAATAGTTGTCAGCTCTGGAAATTAGCGTACTACGTTTTAAACGTTTACTTTGAGTTGCTATAAACTCTTTCCTTGCTTGCTGTAACTTACGATACAAGACATCAAAACAGTAAGATGCAATGATAGGTCTTTCTTCTTGTCCGAAAAATACTGCGTGCATTTTATTTGATCCGAAAGTGTCTGAGCGATTTGAAAAATAGGCTTTAACACCGAAGGCTCTTTCAATTAAAGATGCTAGTGCGTGAACGTACTCTCCTGTTTTTCTAGAAAATTTTTGCTTACTATCACTTTCTGATATTTCAACATCAATGCTATTCACATTATGTTCAGCCATTAATTTTTGAGCTATTTCAAGTGCTTTGGCGGCTTCATGTGGGTTGCTGGATTTAGATAGTGCTAATAGCTTCTTAATTTTTTTGAGTAGTTTTTCGTTATCTTTTTTCATAAATAACCTCAACAATTTGGGTCAAAAATTGCACCCATTGTTTTTTCTATATTTACAGTTTTAAATCTATAACCAAATTTTCTGGCATGACCCAAACTCAGCTTATAAAGTCTTTCAGCTGTTTCAATATCGCCATCTAGTACAAAATCTTGTACAGTTTCAAAATTTGTAATGATTGCTGCTATCTCACGCGTAAGATCGTCTAAATTCATTTTTTTAGGCATAATTCTGACCTCGCTCATTAAAAAAGGCGCAATGCCATTTTCTGACAAAATAATTTACGATTTGTACACCACTCAAAATTGATTTTTTTACGTGCTAATGATGCTGCTTTTTGCCATAAATTCGTCGCATGTTTATAATCACCACCACGTTCAGCTTCGCTTGCTAGCTTGCTTAATGCTTTAAAATCTAATTCAATATGTTTTGCCATTTTTTGCTCCTTAGTCATTGTTAAAACACATTCTGAACGCCCCTTAATGCCTGTTTTAAAGGGCGTTTAAATGGGCTTTAAATTTCTTGTTCGAATGGTGTAATCACAAAATCTTCTACACCCGAAACAACTTTGATTCCCGCAATACCTGCTACTTCGTGTTTTTCATTCAAAATAGCTTCTTTGTTAATTTCCTCTTTTACTCTGATAAATTTTGTTAAACCATGGACTTTGAGATTTTGTAACACAGAATCTACACCTGTAATTTTCACTGATGGATTACGTACTCTCCATGACACTTCACCTGTAATCAAATTTGCTGTTTTAGTTTTTCCCCCGTTAGTGATTTGATCTCTATTTGCTTCTGCCCAAAACTGCACACCCGTTGATAAATTTTTGATACGTTCTTGTATTGGTGAGAATTGCCCTTTGTAACTTTCGGTAATTTCTGCAATTTTGTCGTTCATCTCTGTTTCTAAACGCGTTATTTCACGATTTAAATCACCAATAGTTTTAATATCACTTGCCACATCTTCACGGCTTTGCGGTACATAAACTTGCGCAGTTGTTTTAATTCGAGTTGCTTTCTTAGCCATTGTTTTTATCTCCTGTTGTAAAATCTGCTAATACATTGTTATTCTCATCGAAATAAATCATTTCCCACGTTGGGTGATATGAAACATTTTTACCGTTATCCAATTTCACTTTTACTTTTCCATTCTTGAATCCCGTAATTTTTCCTGTATCTTGACCACACTTAATTAGTAACCCCTTTTCTAAGAATGGAAGTTCGTAAGTTTCCATAATATATTCTTGTTCCCAGTTCATTTTTTACTCCTATTATTTTGGTATATCAGTATTTTTTACGTTGCAGATATAAGGGTAGTGGTCTGCATTAATTTTCGGTGTAATACCGCCTACTGAGTAGGTCAAGTAAACCACGCCATCTATACAGATTTCTGTAATATTGTTGCCCACATATCTTGTTTGGTTATCATTGATAGCATCACAGCTTGCGAGCAACATCGTACTAATGATTACAATGATTTTTTTTCATTTGTATTCACCTCTGATTTAATAACTTCGGGACTTCCTTTTAATACAACCTTAATACTATGTCCCCCTTTGCTTTCCTCCTCACCTTCCAGCACAAAGTGCTCTACACCCTCAATCAAAGCTAATGTTAATGCTTCTACACATTGGGCTTTAATGAATTTTTCGGCTACCAAACGAGCGGATTCTTGAAATACTTTTGGATGATTTCGTGTAATAGTAATTTTCATTTTCTTCTCTCTTGCTATGGTTAAGGTTTATTTCCATTTGGGTAATGTTCTACCAACCATTCCACGATATAGCGTTCTTGCTCGGGGGTGAGGTTGGGTTGAAATTCGCCGTGTTCTTGTTTCCACTCTGCATTTGCACGTTCTTTTTGGCATTGCAAATTGCAGGTTTCTACATCTGTACAAGCAGTGAGTATTAGCGATAAAGTCAGTAAATATTTTTTCATTAGTTCACCCCTTGCATATGGGCTTTCGCCTGTAAAATTAGGTCAAGACTAATAACTGTCTCTTTGCCTTTGGCGGCAATAGCAGCAAGACGTAAATACTGAGTTAGCGCACGCAATCCGCCAGCCTTAGTGCCAATGTCACACAGCGTATTCATCAATTCCTTATCTTCAGTATCAAGGTTCCACGCTTGTGCTACCGCTTTAACATCCGCCTTGGTACTGTGTTTAATGCCACAGTTATTGCCAATACGTGACCATAAACGAGCGTATTCATGAGCTTGGTTTACGCCACCTTGAATACGTGTGTAAACCTTATCGTTACCAATCAACGCAAAACCCACATCCGCCTCTTCTTGAATAATGCGAATTTCTTCAAGCGCGTCATAAGGCAAATGGTCGCTTTCATCAATAATCACTAAGCCTTGCGTGCCAGAGAGTTTTTTCGTAATCATCCGACTTAAGCGGTCTTTACGACGCGGTGCATCATTAATGCCCAGTTCTAGGGCTAATTCGTACAAAATCGTGCTTAAAGTCGCCCTTGCAGGACTTGCAGTAATCATCCACACGTTTTTATTGAGTTTTTTATACTCTTGGCTGGCTTTGGTTTTTCCTACACCGCTTGCGCCATAAATAGTCACCATTGTCGGCAATAACTTCGCCATATCTAATGCCCCAAACACTCGTTTTGCAGTGGGAATGTCGATAAAGTGCGGCGCTTCTACAAACACTTTTTGCTTTTTATCTTGGCTAGCAAGCCAGTTGTTTAATGCACTTTCAATGTTGTCGATATTGCCTGCATAAGTACCTTTGAGATAGGCGCTTAATGCTCCAGCAGAAATGCCAGATTGCTGAGCAATATCTCGTTGCATAAAAGTTTTACTATCTAAAATTTGCTGAATTTGTTGGGCTAGAGTCATAATTGTTTCCTTCTAAATTTCGGCGGTTATTTCTGTACTTGCTTTAATCCGTTAAATAGGTCCTGCTCAAAACTTAAAGTGTTTTGTTCTTCCGTTTCAGTTTCTAATTCGTGGTCAAGTTTGATAGTTTTAACAGTGTTACCGTCCACAAACTGTGTCCAACTAAAGGCTTGTTTTTCGGCTGGCTCCACAAAATCGGCTGCAGATTGTTCAAACTGTTTGCGATACTGTGCAATTTCGTGTTCGCTAAGTTTCTCGTGGTTATCCACCATTTTCTTGGTGATACGGCGTTGTTCATTAATGAGGCGTTTTTGTACTCTTGCACCTTCTTCACTATTGAATGCGACTTTTTCTACACACTCGCCATCACATAAATACACACCATTTTTGTCATAAATATGAACAGTGCCATGTAGGTCGTCAGGGTCATAACGTACAATCACGCTACCAACGTTGCCACCAATAAGGGCTTGGGCTTCGTAAACGTTCTTTTGATTGTTGAGGACATAACCCGCTTTGAGAGTAAAGCGTCCATGTTTGTCCACTTTAGTGCTTTCGCCTAACATCATTAACTGTCTCAGTTGTTCCTCTGTAGCGAAGGTTTGGCGAGTTTGCGCATAGTCACGCGCCCATAATTGATCTGCACTAAATATGCCTTGCCCTAACTCTGTTTCTCTTCCTGCTTTGTCGTTCCAAAGACGTACGCCCTGTTCTAATACTTCCAAAAACAAAGCTTTATTCACGCCTTTTTTAAACTGATAATCTTCGGTTTTTTCAGTCACTGACCAGCCTGTAAAAAAAGCTTCTAAGCGTGCATCACCATCTACATAGGCAGGAAGGCTGTCTCGTTTGAACGCTCGCTCAATAGGCTTAGCACGCCCATTACCTCGCCCTTTAAACACTAAAGTGCGGATAACTTTGATGCCCAAACGATCAAACATACCGTCAATTTTTATGCCTACAGTTTGACGCTTGCCTCGCTTGCGTTGTTGCGTGGTTTGCTTGTCGGAAGCAGCTCGGGTGTTATCCATTAAAATGGTTTTAGGAATGCCGTACTGCTTAATCATTCTTAGGGTGGCTTGGCGGATTTGGTCGCCATTTTCACTGTCATCTACGCAGTAGCTTAAAATGCGGCGAGTACGCACATCTTGCCAAAACCATGTTTTAGGACGGATAGGTGGGCGTCCATCTTCATACCAATCTACAAACACGTTATGCTGATAACCATCACCATTGACGATTTCATAAGCTTCTAAATCCATGACAGTGCGAATTTGTGGGGCGGTTAGTTCACGTAATTCGTGTTCACCACCACGTGCTAATGCGATTTCTGCTTCGGTAAATTCGTTATAAAATTTACGTTTCAAGCTACTTAGGCTCGGGATTGTCCAGCCGTTTTCTTCAGCAGCCAAGGTTAAACGGTAATAACACACACTAAATTTTGGTTTGCTTTTGCGTAGGTAGTCTGCGCAAAAGAATGCCCATGCTTTGTCTGAAATATCTGCCCAACGACAGCTGTTATCTCTTTCTGTTCGGTCGAGCAGAAGAGGTAGCCAAATGCCTTGTGGGTGTGTTTTTACTTTGTACCACCAGCGTTTTAAACTACCTTTACTGATAGTTTCATCATCACTGTCAGTTGCATAAAGTGCTACTACTTGTTCGAAGGCTTTCATTAGTGGGATTTTGTTTTCCACTAATCGAGCCACTTTAACTACCGCTTGGAAACGACGTTCTGCTCGCTTTTCTTGCTCAAACGTCGCTGATGCGAGGACGTTCCATGCACTTTCAATCATGGTTTGCTGATTTGAGTCGCTATTTTCTTTATTAACTTTCAGCTCTTCACTGTGCTTGAGTAAATATTCTTTTTGGACGTCTTGGGGGAGAGATGAGAAGGAGTATTCGTATATTTTACCTTTTACTCCTTGTTTTAATCTTCTTTCCCAACCGTCCAACTTAACTTTTTTACTCAAACCACCAATGGTTGAAGGAAGACTTCCTAATCCTAGAATATCTTTAAGCTCTACCCACATGACGTTTCTCCCTTGCGGCATAACGTTCTGCCCAAATTACTTCTGGGGCAACGCCTATCGCTTCAGCAATAATTCGCTCACCTTTTGGATAGCTCACTCTCAACGCATTTTTTAATGTAGAAGGAGCTAGACCAGCTTGTTTTGAAAGAAATTCAAGAGTGAGATTTCTTTCGTGCAGCTCATAAACAATCTTTTTGCTACTCCAATTTCTCTTCACTATTTACCTCTCTTTGCTTTTGTGCGATATTTTCTAATTACCTTTTAGTGCAACCTTTCAAGGTTACACTTTGATTTAATCTAAGTTTATATCAAGATTAAATCTAAAGTCAACATGGATTAAATCAAAATTTAAACAATAATTTTTTATTTTTCTTTAATTTCTTTATAAATCAATATGTTGTTTTTGTTTTTTTGATTTAATCCAATTTTAGTAAATAGATCAAATCTAAGAGGTTTGAAATGATCCAAGAATGGTATGAAATAAAGGATTTAATTGGAGTTGAGGGATTGCCTACAACAGTACAAGGGTTAACTAAAAAAGCAAAATTAGAAAATTGGCAACGTCGTCGCATTACTGGCATTAAAGGTAAAGCATTTGAATATTATGTCGGTGATATGCCATTAGCAGTACAGCAGGTTCTAGGATTTAAGACTGACGAAACAAATCCCCAACCTTTGCTAAGTGAAAGAATTGACCACATTATGGCGGTAATTAATTCACTGGAAGCAAAGGTTAAGGAATTAGAGGAACCCACACTTGATAGCCTAACAGATACTTTAGATCAAGCAGAAAAACGGCTTGTGCGCTGGTTTAGACAATGTAATAAAGATAGACAGGCGATGTTACTTTCATCGGCTGAAGTGTTAGCAGATATGTCATTGAAGGAACAAAAAGAGAGCTCGGAGCCACTTGAGAATTGTGAAGTAGCTTAAAGGTTTTTAAAAATAAATAACCCTAGCAAATCCTTTCTATGAATTTGCACAATACCTTGATAATAAAAAGAATTATAAAGTAATGTCAAGATAGGTAAATTAATTTTGTGAACTATGCTTAAAATCAATTTAAACTGCATTTAAATTTAGTTTTTAATTTCTCACTTTATGCGGTTGAATTTGAGTTTTCTCAGAATTTTTCCCATTTCATTATTTTTCTTTTTTCTTGATATAAAAAAGGGGCTTACTCTACATAAAGCCCCGTCTTATCTAGTTTTGAACAACTTATTCCCGTTTATTACAACAAAATCCCTATCTCTTTTTATATTTCCCATTTTAAGTGGTTGGATACAGCGGTCATTTCTGCTGCCATTTGCCACCCAGCTTGCTGTGCCATGTTTGTTTGTTGTACAGGATCATCGATTAAACAGGCAAAGGCTTGCATAGCAGGAAGTTGGGTGAAACCTTCACGAAAACGCTGAACCCGTCCACCTTCTTGATCCACCGTAATCAACAACGGCTTCTTGACGCGTTGACGAATCGATTGGATCAGCGCTTGCATTTGGGCGCGATCATGGAAATTCCGTGTAAATAAAATGAGCCCTGCTACTAAAGGATGTGATAACAGTTCGACTTCTTCTTGGCTAAGTTCTTGACCTTGTAAATCGATCAATAGTGTTGACAT